GTCGGCTCCCGCGATTTCTTTGAGGTCGCTGACGATCACAGACCTTCCGAGGCTGTTGGCCTCTACGATCAGAGCGAACGCATAGACCTGCCGGAGCGAAGTGCGGGCCGGGATTTCAAAAGCGATGGTCTGGAGAGCCTTGGCGAACGCCATGAACTCTCCTGCGCCTTCCTTGAGGCGGCTCGGAGCCAACAGATGCTCAAGGCCCTCGACGACGGTGCCTTGGATTTCTTCGGAGGTTTTTCGGCGACGAGCCATCGTTGGCGTTCCTTCAACGGGTTTGCCAAACGATTGCCTTGAGTCACTCATTTCCTCAATTGAAAAGAGAGTTAGGATTGCTGCCTCCTTTGAGTTTGTGCCGAGGGACTGTGTGCCACGTCCTGTTAGATGTAGTCAACGCAAAATATGGCACCTCGTTTATCGTCGAAGTTCTGCCCGGCCTTAAGCTCGCGCCCACCCTGCTAAATATGAGGTGCGAGAAACCTTCAAAGACAAACTGGCGCGACAGATCGCGCTTGAGGACGAGAGCCGTGCGCTCGGCGCCAGCCGATACCGTGCGCGACGCCCGCTGCCGTGGCGACATGAACCTTCCAGCACGGACGAGGAAGGCGACCTTCCGCCCGGCCGTCAGCTATTGCGTCTGGCCATCCAGCCCACCGCCGAAACGATCCGGTCGTTCTGCGACATCGTGAACCACGGCGGCGGCACCCGCACCCCGGAAGCCGCTCTGATCCTCTCCAGTGTCGGCGCCGAAGAGGCCGCCTATCTGACCGGCCGCGTGATCCTTTCGGCCGCAGCCGAAGGCAAGAAGCTGACCGCGACCGCCATCGCCGTCGCCGACGCCATCATTGAACACAGCCAGATGGAGAGCCTTCGCCGCGCCCGCGCCGATGTCTTCAAGGGGGTGCTTCGCGTCCAGTCGCACGGCGTCCGCTCGGCGAAGATGAAGCGCAAGATTCAGAACGTCATGGATGAGCATGGCGTGGATCAGTCCTTCCCGCTGGCCATGCGTATCCGCACCGGCGTCAAGGCAATCGAACTGTTCTGCGATGCGACCGGCCTATTCGCCATCGAGAGCCAAGGCCAGCGCACCAAGTATGTCCGCCCGACCGAAGCCGTTCACAAATGGCTGGAGCAACAGCACGCCCGCTGCGAACTGCTGGAGCCGATCAACCTCCCGATGATCGTGCGTCCGCGCCGTTGGTCGTCGCCGTTCAAGGGCGGCTACGTCACCAAGCAGCCCGGCAACCGCCTCGTGAAACAGGCGAACGCCGCCTATCACGATCAGCTTCGCGATCACATGATGCCCGGCGTCTACGATGCCGTGAACGCGGTGCAGGAGACGGCGTGGAAGATCAACGCCCCCATCCTCGCGATCATGCGCGAAATCTGGGACGGCGGCGGCGTCCTCGGCGATCTCCCGGCGCGCAATCCGCAGCCGATCCCGCCGCGCCCGGCCGACTACGCGGAAAACGAAGAGGCCGCCAACCGCTGGAAGCGCGAGGCGTCGGACATCCACGACCTCAACGCCAAAAACGTCAGCCAACGGCTGGCCCTGTCGCAACGCCTGTGGGTCGCGACCAAGTTCGCGGACGAGGAAGAAATCTACTTCCCCCACTCGGTGGATTTCCGAGGCCGCGTCTATCCGCTGTCCACCGGCGGGCCAAACCCGCAGGGCGATGATGTCGCCAAGTCTCTCCTGACCTTCGCTAAGGGCGAACCGATCACGCATGACGGCGCCCGCTGGCTGGCGATCCACCTCGCCGGTCTGTTCGGCATCGACAAGGTTCCGTTCGAAGAGCGGGTCCAATGGGTCTACGCCAACCAATCCGCTATCCTCGACAGCGCAACCGACCCGCTCGACGGGCAAAGGTTCTGGGCCTCGGCCGACAGCCCGTTCATGGCTCTGGCCGCCTGTATGGAATGGGCGGGCTACGTCAACGAGGGCGCCGACTACATCAGCCACCTCCCCGTCAGCCTCGACGGGTCAAACTCCGGCCTCCAACATTTCAGCGCGATGCTCCGCGATCCCATCGGAGCCAAGGCGGTCAACCTCGAACCGGGCGACCGCCCGCAGGACATCTACAGCGATGTCGCCCGCGACGTTCAGGCCAAGGTCAACGACAGCTACGACCCAGACGCCACGGCGTGGAAGGGCAACAAGGTCACGCGCAAGATCACCAAGCGTCCGGTGATGACCTTCACCTATTCGGCCACGAAATACGGCTACTGCGACCAAATCCTCCAGACCCTGCGCGAGATCGACGGCGAGGGTCAGCCCTACCTCGACGCCGACAACTATCTGGCCGCCCGCTACATGGCGGCCGAAATCTGGGACGGCGTTCAGGGCACTGTCGTCGCCGCCGCAGAGGCCATGGCTTGGCTGCGAACCGTGGCGTCGATCATGACCAAGGCGGGCGTCCCGATCCGCTGGACGGCGCCGACAGGCTTCCCGGTTCTCCAGACCTACGCCAGCCGCAAGACCGGCCGGGTGGTGGTGACATACAAGGGCCAGCGCATCCGGCTCGAAACAAAAATCGAGCAACGCAAGCTGGACTCCAAACGTCAGGCCAACGGCATCAGCCCGAACCTGATCCACAGCATGGACGCTTCGCACCTCATGGGCGTGGCCAACCGCTGCTACGATCTCGACATCCGCTCGCTGGCCGTCGTCCACGACAGCTTCGGCGTCCACGCTGCGCGCGCATCCGAACTGCGAGACATCCTCCGCAACACCTTCGCCGATCTCTACGAGACGAACTGGCTTGAGGTCTTCCGAGAAGAGTTCGTCTCGCAGCTTCCGCCAGAATGGGCCGACCAAATCCCACCGGTCCCGACCCTCGGCGACTTCGACATCCAGAGCGTTCGCCGCTCGGACTATCTGTTCGCTTGAGCCGTCAGCCCGCTATTGAACAACCGAACGTGCAGAAAATGCGGTGTCGAACTCATCGTCGGCAACAACTGGTCGACGGGAGCTTCCCTGAAGCCCGACTGCATCTGCCGGTCGTGCAAAACGGCGGCAAGCCGCAAGTGGGTTGAGGCAAATCCCGAACGCGCCGCTGCAACGAAAGCGGCTTGGACCGAAGCCAATCGTGACCGACTGAAACAGCTATCCCGAAACTGGCAGGAACAAAACCGCGAGAAGACACGGGTGTCGTCAGCGAAGTGGCGTCATGCCAATCCTGAAAAACGGAAGGCAACTACCGCGCGCTATCGAGCAGCCAATCCAGATCGAGAACTGATCAACGCAGCCAACCGCCGTGCACGGCTCCGTTCTGCACTACATCCAGACCGATGCGACTTGAAGATCGCGGCGATGTATCGGCTGGCCGCCTTCCTGACCGCTCGCTTCGCCACGCCATACCATGTCGATCACGTCGTCCCGCTCTCAAAGGGCGGACTTCACCATCAGGACAACCTTGTTGTGATGAGAGGCGACTACAACTGCGCCAAGGGCGCGAAAATCATACCAGACCTCAAAGCCTTCTTCTGTCCACATGAACCCCTTTAGCCCCCTCCCGAGCATCGCAGATCGTGCGGTGACAGACTCGACCGTCGCCGTCCTTCGGGAACCGGCTTTCGAACTGCTCTCACGCATCCAAGACATCAATCCTTCGGATCAGGTGCGCGCACTGTTCCTCGCGGCAACCGTTATCGCCGACACAATCGGCATGGACCCACACGACGCGATCAACCGCGCCCGCCGAATGATGAGCGATGCGGATGGTCCGCACACCGTCCACATTGCAGCCCTGAAAGATTACGCGGACGGCGAGTTGCGCCGGATTGATTGAAGCCTGATCCGTCAGTCTTCGTCGCGCTGGCCCGGCTGATGCAGTCGGACGCCGCGCACTTCCTCATGCCGACAGACTTGGCCGACGAGGCGTCAGCTTGGCTCCTGTCGCAGGGCATCCAGCACGATTGGAACGACCTCTACATCATGGGGCGCGAGCCTACCGGCGGAACCCTGATCTCGATTGCCGATCCCAAAGGCGCACTGGCGTTCAGGATGTGGGGGACTGATGATGTCGTCGGGCCTGTCTCTTTCGGTTCGACACCACACGCTGACACCGTTCGCTGCACGTCAGTCTCGGCTTGCCGACCCGCAAGTAGGTGAAGTCAGCAGCGCATCCGGCGCACTTGGTCGTGACCTCAAGGCCCGTGCCTCTGGCCTCGGGCATGCCGACCGAGCGTCGCTTCGCGGCCATGACTTTGCAGCCATCATGACAGAAGCGTCTGGCTTGAAACGAGAACGGTAGTTCTGCGCCGCAGTAGGCGCATCCACCTTCGTCTTCTGTGAGAATTCGCGGCTCCGGTTTTTCCTCGTCCACCGTGTGCGGCGCCAGCAGTTCTTCGATCTTCGCGGCCCACCGGCCCTCACATTTGAGCATCCCATATTTAACCCGGATGCCCGCCCCCAATCCATTTTCTTGAAAGGGCAATCGCCATGAATTTCGTTCGCGATTACATCCTGCCGCGCCTCAAAGAGCGCAGCACCTACGTCGGTCTCGTGGCTCTCGCGACCGCACTCGGCATCGCCGTTGATCCGGCCTATGTCGATGTCGCTCTGGCAGTCGGCGCCGCTATCGGTGGCGTGATTGGCATCGTCTGGAAAGCCGCGCCCGCCGCGTGAGCAGACCCCAGCCCGCCGCTCACGGCGTCCGCGACACCTTCCCGACCAACATCCCCGACCTCATCAAGTGGCTCGACACCTTCTGTCCAGAGCCTATGCCGCGCCCCGGCCAGACGATTGAGGAAGTGATGTTCGCGGCCGGTCGCCGCGATCTCGCCCGCCAACTTCAACGCCAGTTCGAACGATCTCTTGAGCGGCCGAACGCCCTCTAACGGAGACCGCTCATGTGTTCCCTTTTCAAGAAACCGAAGGTGGTTTCTGCGCCGGTCGCGGCTGACGCCCCGATCCTTCGCAACCCCTATCTCGACGGCCTCGACGCCGTTGTGCGCGCCCGTCAGGGCGGTGTTCGCTCGCTGACGATCCGCAAGGCCACGGGCACACCGACCGTCCCCGGCGCCACGACTACACCGCCCAACCCGACGCTCCCGGCAACGCCGAACGTCGCCACCGGAAACACTCTCTCCGACCTCGCGCGCCCGTCGCTGGCGATCACGAGCAGAACCCTCTCTTCGAAAGTCTAACCCTACCGCATGAAGACCGCAGCAGCGCGTTTCAGCGCGCTGTCGGTCGCCCGCAACTCCGTTCTGGAGAAGGCGCGTGAGGCATCGCGGCTGACCATTCCCGGCTTGATCCCAGTGATCGGCCAGAGTGAACACTACAGCCCGACCCAACCCTATCAGTCGGCGGGCGCACACGGCCTCCGCAGCCTGTCGGCGCGGTTGCTCTCGACCCTCTTTCCGACTTCGGTCCAGTTCTTCCGCTTGGAACTCGACGCCTTCGCGGCGGCCCAACTCCAAGCCGACAAGAACGACGTAGACACCCGTCTCTCGCAGGTCGCCGAAACGACCGCCGCGATGATGGACGACCTTCGTGTCCGTCCCGCTCTGGCCGAAGTCATCAAGCAGCTAATCGCCGCTGGCAACGTCGTAGGCTACCTGCCGCAGGACCGCGCCCCGCGCGTCTATCGCATCGACCAGTTCGTGTTGAAGCGCGACAACTACGGCCAGTTCACCGACATCATCATCCAAGAGAAGGTCTGGCCTTCGACGCTCCCCGAGGCCGTTCGCACCGCCCTTGGCGTCAAGCTCGACCCGAACACGGACGAAAAGCAGATCGATGTTTACACCGTTGTCGAACAACGGGACGGCAAGGTCACGCACTGGCAGGAGATCGAGGGCAAGGAAGTCCCCGGCTCCAAGTCCGACCCCATCCCGACCGATCAGGCTGGATGGCTCGCCCCGCGTTGGACCGTCGTTCCCGGTAGCGACTATGGCCGCAGCCACGTCACCGAATATCTCGGCGACCTCCTGTCGATGGACGACAACTACAAGGCCATCACGCAGTTCGCGGCTATCGCCTCTCGCGTCGTCACGGTCGTTAATCCGAACTCGTCGCTTGATGTCGCGGAACTCGCGGCGGCCGAATCCGGCGACTACATCTATGGCGAACCCGATACCATCCAGACGCTCGGTCTGAACAAATCGCAGGACTTTGCCGTCATCAAGGACGTGACCGCGACCATTGAGGCGCGGGTCAAAGAAGCGTTCCTCGTCGCTAACTATCGCGACGCAGAGCGTGTCACGGCCGAGGAAATCCGCAGCCAATCCGAAGAACTGGAAAACGGTTTGGGCGGCACCTTCTCGGTGCTGGCTTCCGAACTCCAACAGCCGATTGCAGCGCGTTATCTCTATGTCGCGGCACAGCGCAAACTCATCCCCGCCATCCCCGAGGGCATCCGTCCGAAGATCGTGACGGGTCTGGCCGCGCTTGGTCGGGCCGCAGAGGTGAATCGCCTCCGCACGTTCGCCGCCGACGCCATCCAAATCCTGACGCCGCAAGTCTTCGCCAGCCTCGTGAACGCACCCGCGTTCTTGAGCCGCCTTGGCAATGAACACGGCGTCTCAAGCCTCGAAACCCTCCTGAAGACGGAGGACCAAATGGCCCAAGAGCAGCAGCAAGCCATGGCGCAACAGGCCATGCAAGCCGCGACCCCGGCCATCGCGGAAGCCGCCATCGGCGCGGCGACCCAAGACCCTAACCAAGGAACTTAATGAGCCTCGAAAGCCCGGTCACAGAGACCACCTCGCCCGCACCTGACTATTCCCAGCTTCCGGCGTCGGCCTTTCCAGAGGGCGCAGACCCCTCGACCTACAAAGACTCCCTGTCGGCGCCGGAGACCCCGGCCAAGCCGGAGCGTCCCGCCCACATCTCGGAGAAATTCTGGGATGCGGAAGCGGGCACGATCCGCGTCGATGACATGGCGAAATCGTATGCGGAACTGGAAGCCAAGCTTCGGTCTCCCAAGTCCGAGGACAAGCCCGCAGACCAAGCGGACAAGCCGAACGATCTGACTATCGAACCCGCCAAGCCGGAGGCTCCGGCCGAGGCCGAGGCGAACCCGATCACGACCGCTTTCGAGTCCTTCGCCAAGCACTACGAAGACACCAAGGGCCAGCCCGCCGAGGATCAGATCGCGGAGCTTGTGAAGCTGGGCGTCCCGCAGAACACCATCGAGAACTACCTTGCTGGCATGTCGGCCCTGTCCCAACTCGCATTCCAACAGGCCCATGCGACAGCGGGCGGCCAAGACATCTTCGACGCGGCGTCGGATTGGGCTTCCAAGTGACCGCCGCCGAGATCGACAGCTACAATACCCTCGTCACGAACTCGAACACCGCCAAACAAGGCGTCGAATGGCTCGTGGCGAAATACAAGGCGGCGCATCCGTCCGAAGGCTCGTTCGTCGAGTCCACGCCGGGCGCCGCAGTCGGCGACGTGTTCCGATCCAAGTCGGAAATGGTCGCCGCCATGAAGACCGACCGATACCAGACTGACCGAGCCTATGTGGCCGAGGTCGCTGAAAAGGTCGCCCGCTCGCAAGCAGCCGGAACGCTGCTCTAAAGCACCCTTAAGACCACGCCCGCCTGCCTCCATAGAGGCTCGCCAGCGAGGCCGCACAGTTCCCAGCGCAAACCGGGAACTGACCGTCCACGGACGGGCGGCCGGTGAAAGCCCGGCCTAACCCTTTCTCCCAAATCAAAGCGGAAACATCCGGCTGCGAAGAGGCCGGTTTCGACCGCACAACCTCATGCGCCAGCGGACTCCGATTGATCGACGGGAGCCAAAAACTCTCTCTCAATCAAGGAGCCTAATGGCTAACTCCACCCCCTCGAATCCCGGCTACAAGGCCGGTGATACTGCTGGCACCAACAACCTGCTGCTCGACATCTTCGGCGGCGAGGTTCAGGCGGCCTACGAACGCATGACTATCATGCGCGACAAGCATCGCGTCTTCGCGCTGGCCAACGGCAAATCGCTGCGCTTCCCCCGCGTCGGCCGCGCAACCGCGTCCTACCACACGCCCGGCACTGAAATCGTCGGCAAGCAAATCGGCCACGACGAGATCATCCTGACCTCGGACGACAAGCTGATCTCCGACGTGTTCGTCGCCGACATCCACGAAATCCTGAACCACTTCGACATTCGCTCGGAATACGTTCGCCAACTGGCTGAAGCTCTGGCCGTCCAGTTCGACCAGAACGCCATGCGCGCTGTCGTCAAGGCTGCTCGCGCCACCGATCTGCTCGGCACCTCGGGCGGCGGCGCACCGACCCCGGTCGTGGACTCCGCTATGGCGACCGACGCCACGAAGCTGTTCGACGCCTTCTCGAAGGCCAAGGAAAACCTCGACGGCAAGAACGTCCGCGTCGATATGGTCGATGTGTTCGGTCTCGTGAAGAACGCCCAATGGTATCTGATGGCGCGCTCGGACAAGAACCTGAACCGCGACTACAACGGCGGTGACGCTTCGCTCCGCAAGCACACCCTCGAAACCATCGACGGCATCAAGATCATCAAGTCCAACATCGCGCCGTTCGGCAACGATGACTCGGCCAACCTCGACATCCCGGCTCGCTATCGTCTGAAGATGGGCACGACTGTCGGCGCGGTCTGGACCAAGGACGCTATCGGCACCGCCGAAGTTCAGGGTCTCTCGGTTCAAACCGAAGACCAGATCAGCAAGCAAGGCACTCTCATCCTCGCCCGTCAGATGACCGGCACCGATGTCTTCCGTGCCTCGGATGCGGTCGAACTCCGCACCGGCGCCATCCCGGCCTAACAATACATTTAAGGGTCGTCCTCTCCGTGAGGGCGGCCCTTATTTTTGTAGCCTGTGAATTGCAGAGATTGCTCGATCAAGCTCGTCGTCCCTGACACTTGGTCGCCAAGCCTCGCTGCTCGTCCAAATCGTATTTGCCGTGACTGTCACGCGGCGAAAGCACGAGCGCGATATGCCAAAAACAAAGACAGAGTAGCGAATTTACAGCGTCTATGGGCGCAGCGAAATCCTGATCGCGTCAACTCCTACAAGGGGTTTCGCCGTCAACGAATGCGCGAACTTGCCCCCGGTGCTGATCGGAATGCCATCCGCGCTTTCTACCGGCTGGCGAAGCTTTTGGAAAAGCACAACCCCGGCGTCCGCTACCACGTCGATCACATCATCCCGTTGAGCAGAGGCGGGCTACATCACCAAGACAATCTTCAGGTGATGCGGGCCGACTTTAACCTGCGGAAATCTAACAAAACCTATAGTTCCGAAGGAGATCGCGCCCATGCTGGCTGCGCCCATGACGGAACTTGAGGCCGTCAACGACATGCTGATCGGCATCGGCCAGCTTCCCGTCAACGCCATCATTCCCGAGATCGTGGACCAGTCCATCGCGCTCGGCGAACTGAACAAGGTCGTTCGCGAAGTCTGCCTCTACGGCTTCAAGTTCAACACCGATGAGGACTTCGTTCTCTCCCCCGACATCGACGGCTTTATCGCCGTCCCCACCGGCGCCCTCGACATCGACCCGATGGATAAGGCGCAGGACATCATTGTTCGAAAGCATCCATCGAAAGGCTTCGGCCTCTGGGACGCCGCGAACCTGACGTGGGTGATGGCCCTTCCGGTCAAGGTCCGCGTCAAGTGGTCGTTCACGTTCGACGCCCTGCCGGAGGCCGCCCGTGGCTACGCCGTCATCGCCGCCGGTCGCACGTTCACCGCTCGGGTTGTGGGCGACCCAGCCGCCGACCGCTTCGGCGAAGAGGATCAGCGACGCGCTTGGCTGACGCTGCAACGCCAGCAGTCCGCCTCGGCCGACATCAACATCTTTCGCGCCAACAAGGCTCTTTCCGCATCTCTGAACCGGCGCGGCCGAGCTTGGAGGTCCGATAAGTGAGCCTCGTGACCCGCTCGCTGCCGTCCCTGCACGGGGGCGTTTCGCAGCAATCGCCGCTGGTCCGCTCGCCCGATCAACTCGAAAGCCTGACCAACGGCTGGCCGTCCATCGCGACCGGCCTGACCAAACGCGCACCTTCCGAGGTCGTCGCTCGGCTTATGCCGACCGCGCCGGAAAACGCACACGTCCACACCATCAACCGCGACACCACAGAGCAGTATGTGGTGATCGTCGCAGACGGCCAGATCAAGGTGTTCGACACACTCACCGGCCAAGAGAAGCCCGTCACCGCCCCCGGCGGCTGGGCCTACCTCTCGACCGTCGAGGACTACGGCACGGACATCTCGGCGTTCAGCGTCGCGGACTACACCTTCATCACCAATCGTCGGATGAAGTGCGCCATGGGTGCGCTGGGCGCCGACACCCAAGCTGATCCCGCCGAGCAAATCTGGCTCAACCGCCGGATCGGCACGGATGCGAACGGCGATCCCTACGCGCCGGGCAGCACCTACACCTATCCGCCTAACCCGACCGCTGGCGTCATCACCGGCACGGTGCAGCGTTTCGACAAACTGCCGCCCGTCAATCAGGGCGACACGCCCCCGCCCGAAGGCGCCATCTACCGCGTCCAAGGCGACGAGACGGGAGGCTTCATGTCCTACTACGTCGTCCGTCGCGGCGGCGTCTGGGAGGAATGCGTCAAGCCCGGACTGGTCAACGCCATCGACTACAAGACCATGCCCCACGCCCTCGTTCGTGAGGCCGATGGAAGCTTCGTCTTCGCTCCGTTCTCGTGGGCGCCCCGCCGCGTCGGCGACACGGACATCAACCCAAACCCCGGCTTCATCGGCCGCCCGATCCGCAAGGTGTTCTTCTATCAGAACCGCTTGGCGTTCCTCTACGACGAGAACTGTGTGCTCTCGTGCGTTGGCGACTTCGGCAATTTCTGGCGGATGTCGCAGACCGACTATCTGGAAAGCGACGTGCTGGACGCCGGGGCGACCTCGACCAAGGTCTCGCCTCTGCTGGATGCGACCACACACAATGACGGCATCCTGCTCACGTCCGACCAAACGCAGTTCAGCCTCTCGCACGGCGAACTCGGCTTGAACGCCTCGTCCCTCGCGATCCGGCCGACGACAAACTACACCGTCAACACCGTCGCTGGCCTCGCCTCGCTCGGCTCCGAAATCTACTTCGCGGTCGAGAACAGCGGCTTCGCCAAGGTCATGGAATACACCCGGCTCGCCGGGGCGGACACGACCACGGCTTCGGACGTGACGGCGCACTGCGACCGCTACATCCCGGCGGGCGTCCACGCGCTGATCCCGGCCGATGACCTGTCGGCTCTGTTCATCCTGACGAACGGCGCCCCGAGCAAGGTCTACTGCTACAACTTCTATTGGGCCTCGTCCGACGAGAAGCTTCAGTCCGCGTGGCATGAATGGGACTTCGGACCCGGCGCCCGGATCGTCTCTGGCGCCTACCTCAAGGGAACGCTTTACCTCACGGTTCAGCGAAACGATGGCCTATGGTTGGAGAGGGTCAACCTGACCGCTGGCTCGCGCCCGGTGCAGGCGACCCATCAAATCCATCTGGATCGTCGGGCGACCGTGACCGGAACCTATCAGGCCACGCCGAACACGACGCAGTTCATCTTGCCCTATCGGCCGGTGAAAGCCCGATTCCAGATGGTTCGAGGCAACGCCTTCGCGGGCCGCCCCGAAACGCTGATCGACCCCTCGACCTACATCTGGATCACGGATAACATCGTCGAGGTTCCGGCCAGCGAGATCGCCGGGCCTGTCGTCGTCGGGGAAGGCTACGAGTTCGCGTTCGAGTTCTCGACCCAATACATGCGGACCCAGCGCGGAGAGGCCATCACGACCGGCCGAACCACGCTTCGCACCTTCACCCTGAACTTCGTGGACACCGCCTACTTCAAGACATCGGTCGCGCCCTATGGCGTCAATCCGAATGTAGAGGAAATCCTGCCGTCCAAACTCTCGCAGTTCACCGGCAAGACCGTGGGCGCCGCCAGCTTCCGTCTGAACACGCCAGCCTATGCGACCGGCTCACACCGCTTTCAGGTCTACGGCCAGAACACGGCGACCCGCATCCGCATCGTGAACGACACCTACGCCGCCTCGACATTCGTCGCGGCCGAGTGGGAAGCTAACTACTACAACCGTTCCAGAACCTGACCGCTTACGGGCGGTCAGGCCCTTTCCCCATGATCGAATTCCACGACCTCGCCGATGTCTCGGGCGAACAGATTCACGACTGGCTCGACGCCATTGCGAACAACCTTCGGCCCGCCGACTACGACGAGATCAAAGCGACCAATCCGCTCCTGACCATCGGCGATCCAGACCCTCTTCTGGTCCTCACCATGTCGGTCATGAACAGCTTGGACGCTTGGGTCATCACCGACGACGGCGAGGCCATCGCCGTCTACGGCGTCGGGCCTTCGGACGAAGCCGGTTCAGGCATCGTGTGGATGCTCGGGACGCCCGGCATGGAGAGGCCCAGAGCCAAGATCGCCATCGGTCGCGAGACCTATGCCGTGATCAAACGCTGGCACGGGCGTTGGCCGCGTCTCTTCAATCACGTCGATGCTCGCAACAGCATGAGCATTTTCTGGCTCTTTCGGGCCGGGTTCGAGATCGAGGACGTCGATCTGACCCATGGCCGCGAGAGCCGCCCATTCTACCTCATCAGCAGGATTCAGGAGGGACCAATCCATCTGTGATCCCGTGACTATCATGACGACCATCGCCGTCGTCGGGGCCGCGACCGAGACCATCGGTCAAATGCAGTCCGCCAAGGCGCAGCAGAAGGCTATCGACGCCCAGCTTGCCACCACCCAGCAGGAAATTCGGGTCGCCCAGACCGCCGAACTGAACGAGCGTCAGCGCGTCGCTCGCAAGGAGCAGGCCCGCATCAAGGTCGCCGCCGGTGAAGCCGGTCTAAATATCGGTGGAAGCGTCGAAGCTCTCCTGAAGGACAGCCTCATGCAGAACCAACTTTCCGCCGAACGCACAAACCTCAACGCAGAGTCCCAGCAGCGCGCAGCCGCCGCAGAAGCCAACTCCATGTCCAGCCGCATCCAGTCGCCGACCATCCTCGGCGCGGGTCTCCGCATCGCTACGGCGGGCGCCCAAGGATACTACGGCGGCAAGAGCATCCAGCTTCAGCAGAGCGCAGCAGCCAAGGGGCCGAACTGATCCATGGCCGACCTTTCCAGACAATCCCAGCGTCGCACGACGCAAGACCGCATCACCAACAACCGCGATGCGATCCTCCCCACCCGCCGCGAAGATCGGGTTGACCCGGTTCGCGTCAACGCCTCGATGCGCGACGCACAGCGGGGCAACAATCTTGACGAACTTCGCCGGTTCTTCGGTCAGGCCCAAGACACGGCCGAAGCCTATTTTAGAAACGACATCGCCCAGACGGCGAAGCGAGCGGAAGGCGAATACGCACAGGGCATGACCGACGCCTTGGGCGGCGTCGAAATGGACCCGGCCAAGGCCGAGGCCACCGCCTACCAACGCGCCTACTACAGCGTGACGGCCTCGAACCGACAGACGAAGTTCGAGACGGAGACGACCCAAGGTCTGGACGATCTGATCCAGAGCGGGGCGACCGTCGAAGAGATCGAAACCTACATGCAGGAGCGATCATCGACCTTCATCGGCGAGGTCTCCGACCTGTTCGAAAGCCCCGAAGTCCGCCTCCAAGTCGGACAGCGGATGCAGCGTTGGTCGAATGACGTGAACGCTCGCGCTTCCGGCGTCCTGCAAGAGCGCACCGACCGCGAAATGCTGGATATGACCACGGGCGAAGTGCAAGCCGCACTCGGCCGGGGTGAAGGCATCGACCTGCTCGGCACAGTCGGGCGGCTCAAAGAGGCTGGCCTTGATGGCGTCGCCGTGCAGGAAGAGGTCGTCAACGCGGTCGTGGCCTACGCCACCCAGACCGGCGATCTAACCGGCCTTTACTCGCTGCTCGACACGCGCCGCCCGGAGGATGTCGCGGCCGAGATCGAAGTGGCCCGCGCCGACGCGAACAGCGCAGTGATCGAAGGCAGTCCATTGCCGTCCGTCACGGCCGAACCCGCACCCGCACCGGCTGCTTCCGCCGCCCCGGCATCGACCTACATCATGCCACTTGAAGGCCGTGTCACATCCGGCTTGGGCGCCCGACGCGCACCCCTTCGCGGGGCTTCTACCGATCACGGCGGCATCGACATCGCGGTTCCGATTGGGACGTAGTTGAGTTCGCTGGCCCGCGCGGTCGTGGCGGCAACACCGTCCTGATCCGTCACGCAGACGGACGTGTCACAGGCTACGCCCACCTCGACAGCATCAACGTCAAGGCGGGAGATCGCGTCACGCAGGGCACGGCCTTCGCCGCTTCCGGCAACACCGGGAACTCGACCGGCCCGCACCTTCACTTCTCGGCTCGCGACGCACAGGGCCGACGCATCGACCCTCGCTCCATCGTCGGCCAGCCAGCACAAAACGCGACGCCTGATCCCTCGGCTCCGGCCGTGGAAATGGCGGATGCAGACACCCCGGCACAACGGCGCGCTCGCGCACCCGGCGCGTCGGTCCTGACCCCGGCCCAGCAAATCCGCGTCCTAAATGCGATTGAGGGCGTCGAGGCCGACACCGAACGTCGCACCGAAAAGGCGCGTGTCGAGGCCAAGGACGATCTGACCATCGACCTCTACAACCGCTCGCTTCGCGGCGAGAACGTGGACGAGGCGATCCAGACCGCAGCGGCCAACGGCGTTCTCGAACCGGGCGAAGCCATGACCATGCGCGGCGCCTCCCCCACCCCCCGAAAGGTGTTTGGGGACGGCGAGGCAAACGAGGATTTGACCCTCAACTACGCCAGCCGCTTCGCGGTTGCCGAACCCAACTACGCCAGCATCGGCGCCCAAGCTGACCGCGACTATAACGCGGGACGTTTTGGGACCGGCCGCAATGCGACCCGCGCCTATTTGGCGGTCAAGGAACGTGTGGCGGCTGGCTCGCGTCAGTCGGCCAGCATCCCGCCGGAGGAACGACGCACAGCGACGGTCGCCCGATCATATGTCGGTTCGGCCCTCGGCGAACTGGTTGGCGAAGCCCCTCCACCTGATCGCCGCCGTCTCGGAGCGGACGCTCTGATCGAATGGGAACGCCGTGTCGCCGGAGGCAAGGCCCCGATGGCGGCGGCCGACGAGATCATTGCCGAATACACCCCCCGATTCACACGACGCTCGACGGCTACGGCCGATGGCAACACCCGCGCCCCCGGCGCGACCCGCGCTCCCGGCTCCACCCAGACCG